TAGCACCATTCAATTGGTTTTTGCTAATGCCGCCAACAGTACCAGCATGATCGACAACAATAGCATCACCAATGTTAAGACCGTGAGCAACCTGTGTTACTTCAACATCAGCAATACCTTCTGTAGTTTTAAAAGCATTAAAGTCCAGATGAACCTCAAGCTTGTCTTTAATTGTTCCAACTGCTGTTGTTGCATTGGTGTAAGCAGTAATCTCAATCTCATTACCTTGATACCTAATAACCTTTCCAACGTGATCTGATGTAAAGTAATCAGCACTGGTCGTTAATACAGCACCTGTGCCTGTTGTTTTATCTACATCAAGAGTCATGCCAAGTGGCTGGAATGGATAAAAAGGCTGATAAATAACATCGTCATTAGCATCTGCATCAAATACATATGGACGCACTTCAAATGTAGTTAAGCTTGTTCTTGTTAATAGTAAGAAAGCAAAAGAACTGTGAGCTATAAACATAACATCGCCAGCTTGTACAAAGCTAATCTCTTGCAGGATGCTGTCAGAGATTGGCAAGGTAACAGCATCTGTATCCTGAGTAATTGTGGCAGTCAGAGATACAACGCCTGTGGTTGGATCAATGATAAACACACGAATCTTCTGATGCTCAAAAGATACAATGTACCTTTCGTCATCTGAAAAGATAAATGGCTCAAGTCTTATTTGTTGAGTCTTAGTTGTATCTATGGTTGTGTCAAACTCATAGATCTTCTGCGATCCAAAGCGTTTCTTTAGACCGCCTTCTGATTTAATGAGTAGATTGGTAATCTTCTTTGCCGCATTGTTATACACGCTCAAGTCTGTTCTTGAGACCATAGATGGGCTTAGTTCACCAAACTGAAAGTTAGTAAGAGGCACACGGATCTTAGTTGGCATTAGCTGCGCCTTTCAGAAATGAACCTCGAAGTAGTAAGCTTTCTTGTTGTCTGCTGCTGTGCATCTAGGTTTCTAGCTTTTGCCATGGCACGTTGCGCTTGTTGCTCCATCAAACTTGCAAGGTTAGCATCTCTTGCGATTGAAGATGCAAAGATTGTAGCAAGCGCATATTCGACAGCAATTACAAAATAAGAAGGCCAGTTCTCTTCACCAGCCCTAAATGAATAGTCGGCAATAACTACATCAGATGTAGATGTGTCTGCGTATACTTTGTCGCCATAGATTTGATATTCAATTGGCAAGTCTGTAACTGTAATAGCGTGTACCATCAGATTATCTGTAGGTAGCTGATAGGCATAATTGTACCTACCTGTAGGCGCGGCTGTAAGCCTGTTAAGCACAGCCTGATTTGTAGCAAACCGCCAGCGTGTGTTGACAAGAGATGCTCTTGCAACATCCTCATACATATTTACAGAGACAAGAGCCTCTGTAGTGCCTTCACTAAATGAAGTAATCGGGTCTGCACCAATAAGAATTAATGCCTTGGCACAAATATCAATTGGTGAGTTGGATGCAATGCTGGTTACTGCCATGAAAGTTGAGGGGGCCGAAGCCCCCTCCCCCTATTAGTCGGAGTCAGTATTGGTGATAGCAACACCATCAACAATATCGATTGTAGTACCATCGTTCTCATTGCAATATGCATGAGAGATTACTGGTGTAGTTCCAGTAGCTGTTACGCAGATCATTACATCGTTCTTGTTAATCATGTTGATTGCAGGGAGAAAGTAATCTTCTACCTGTACAGCGGCTTGTGCCTCAGTAGTTGTGTAATACCACAACGCACGACCTGAACCACCGCCAATACGAACTAGGTTTGCTGCTTCAAAAGCCATTGTTCAGTCTCCTAGTTGTTGTCAAGAAGTTCATAGACACCGTTGTCATCAATAACAACAGCACCCATAGACATCATTGAGGTTGCAAGGTGAGAGACTTTCTCGGCTACATAGTTCAACTCAGTTGTAACGTCTGCGCCAATGCCAAGGCCAACAGCAGATGTGTGGTAGGCAATGTTTTTGCCAGCAGTTACAGCAGAAGTTGAGAAGATCTTGAAGCCCAAGAACTCTTTCATTGTCATGCCGCCCGCAAATGGGAGGTTTTGCTCGCCAACAAAGTCGCTAGAAGCAAACTCGTTGATTGCAAACAGATCGGCATAACCCTTTGGATGCATCGCAATGTAACGACCACCATCCTCAGGAATATCAGCAGAGCCAAATGTTTCAAACACAGACAGAAGCTGAGTCTTGCCAACAGCAGAACCACCAGAACCAAGCTGAGTTGCATTAGCACCAGCGTCCATTGCTGTCAAAAGGATGTCGTCAGTCTTACGACCAAGTGCTGCAGCAGCAGACTTAGCGACAGCTTGACGCTCATCGATGTTGGTCTTCAACTCATCCAGCTTGTCGATGTACTCGGCTGCATAGAAGTCAGCCATTGTTGTTTCGACATTGGTGTGAGCCAGTTCCATTGGGGTAACATTACCGTTACGAGATTTTGTTGAAGCAGAGCCAGTTCCGATTTTCTGGAAACGTACAGTGTTGCCACTCACATTGCTTACTGAACGAACAGTGTTCCGCAACTTGGAACCCATACGCTGATAAGCCATATGAACTTCGGACTCGAACTGCTTAATAAAGGCTTGGTCAATTGTATTAGCCATTTTAAGCTTTCCTTATCAAAGAGAGTTACTATTGTCGCGGTTATCTGTTCTACATCCTCAATGCGATTATCCTAGCGGGTCGCTCAGTGTATTACAGGCCGATTAGACGTATTATAAACACTAGATTGCACTGAATTGCAACGCACAAAATGTAACAACTCATATCCGTTGAGGATCAGTCTTTCATCTAAGATGACAAAACCAGACCAAGCCAGCCACATTATTGTGTGGTGATGATCAATTGGTACATAGTTTTCAATAAGATCATAGGTTCCTTGAAGGAACTCAACTCCAACTCTGCTGCTTTTAGCAAAGTTAAAATAATTTTTATCTATATCTGTTGTTCCAAGAAGCCAGACCCTTGCTTGGTTCTCTTCATTACCCACTGTTCCGCACATACCAATGGGTGTGTCGTTATGCATTACAGTGTAGTTGTTAGCCCCTTCTGTTTCTAAGGGGATAGTTAATGCTTCTATTGGAGATAGCATATGAATCGCGCACTCACGAATATCGTGAGGACGCATTTTTTCAGCTACATGCTTGGCATGTAAGAGTGTTGAGTCGGTAAGATAAATGTTACCAACCCTTGCGTACTCATTAGCCATATAGCTTTTTGAATCCCTCTTCCACTTGTTTAATGAAAGTAGGATCACGCCTTACTGGATCGTGATACCTTGGGTCAAGCATCATCTGCTTTAACTCTTTTTCATTTGTTTGAGCAGCGGGGATGCTGTTTCCAGAAGGGCCACCTTCTCTTATGTTTTCCATAATATGCTCAAGAGCGATAACACCATCGGCTGTTTCACACATACGCTCAATAGCTGGCATTACATTCTCTGGAAAAAACTGATTAGCAAACAAACTAATAGCTTCAGTTCTAGCGGAAGCATTATCTCCTAACTTAGATAACTCTTCATCATAGTTGGGAACATTAGCATTAATAGCATTGACATACATGTTAATGCCTTCGCTAAACTCTTCCTGAGAAAAGCCATTCTCAAATGCATGATCTGCCCACCAACCAAGTAATTCATTATCTGATGCAAGGGCATCATCAATACCTTCTGGCAGTTGATAGTCACCCTTGTCGGCTGGCCTGTTCTGAAAAGCTTGCTCTTCTATTTCTTTTAAGAAAGACTGTTTAAGTTCGTCTTCCTTTTGACCAAGCTTGCCCTCTAATGATGAGTAGGCAGATGCTAGATCTTCTGCAGACTTAAACTTTTCTGGTAGCCACTCTGGGCGCGACTGCTCTTCTGTTTGTAAAAGCGGATCACCGCCTTCAGTTACAATGCCAGAATCCACTACTTGAGCCTCAGTTGACTCAGCTACTTGACCCTCTTCACTCATTTACTTTCACCTTATGTCCATTATTAATACGACCCTCAATGAGACCAACGATATATCGCTGACCTTCAACATGCCGCAGTTCATCATTTGAAACTGCTGCACCATTCACTGATTCTATAGTAATAGATCGTAGGTAGCGCAATACTTCTTTTCCAGTGTCAGTGGAAAAAAGGCTTGCAACATTCTTACTTATGATAGCGTCTTCACTCTTCTTGCGGCGAAATCCGTCAATACCTACAAAGTTATTGCTGTCCACCAATAAGCTGCTCCTGTTGACTCGTCAATTGCTGTTGCTGTGCATACTGTTGCGCCATTGCAACCAGTTGCTGTCGCTCGTTCAAATCACGAATCAGAGTATCAGGTACACCAAACTTCTTAGCTAAATACACGGCTGTCTCTTCAGAGTTGATTAGAATGTTAGTAATCTCAGGCCCAAAGCGTCCCTGTACTAACTCAAGGAACCGAGCAACAGAAGTAATATCCTGATTTGCTTGCGCTTGTGCAAGAGGGGAAACAGAGCGAACCTTTACATCTCTGCCATTAATTGTAGGTAGATCAATGCGTCCCTGCTTCTTTAGGATATAAACTACACGCTGCAATACAGGCTGTACAAGCTCTGCTTGCAAACGACCAAAGGCTGAACCAATGCGGCGTGAAAGATCTGCCATGCGTTCTGCAACCTCAGTAGCAGATGCTGGTGTACGATCAGGATTACCCAACATGTCATTGTAAAGCGCACGCTTAATGTTCAAGCGCATGTCAGACAGTACAAGGTTGGCAACATCAAACGATCCTGCAGACTGAATGGGTGTAAGACCGCTAGATCCAACAGCTTTTGGAATGACTGTCCCTGGCACAAGATTGATTGTATCAGGGTTAATTACGCCATCATCTTCCATCTGGTAAATACCAGAGATAGCCATCTGTGCATTTTCTAGAATCAGTTCAATGGTAAGGTTAGTTGTTTTAATTGCACTCAACGCATTGATAAGTGGGCCGCGACCATAGATTTCACCAGCACACTTTGACCAACGGAAACAAACAAAAGGATTGGAGCCAACGCCTTTATAAGTTTCTGTAGAAATAATATCTTTAGTATACATCTCAATTGCAAAGAACATATACGCTTCTTCATTCTTAGAAGAATAATCTTTGCACACAACCTCAAGAACTTTTGTTCTCTGATCTGGACGCTGCTTAATAGAATCCATAACCTTAGGAGAGAACTTACCCTTTGGATACACGTTGGGTATATCTGAATTACGCATACTACGCTCACGATAAACATGATCGATGCGATCATCAGGGCCAGCATCAAGCACTACATGCGGCAATGGTATTGCAGAGAAGTTTACAGGATTGATTGCATTACCTTCAGATACATGAAGGACACCAGTGCCTACCGCAAGATCGAGAAAGGATTCGTGAACTTCTTGACCAAAGTTGGAATTTTGAATGACTTCAAAAACGTAATCAGTGACTTCATCAAGTTGATTATTGACCTCATCGCGTTCCTCAGGAGGCACTTCAGAACCCGAAGTAAAATCTGCCCAACGAGCAAAGTTCGGCACAAGGCCAGACTGTAGACGCGAGGCAAACTCTTGCACTCCAACCACAGCAGTTTCATCAAAGATTTTATCGTCACGGCGTTGTCCGATTGCTTCAGCATAGAAAGACTCCCTCTGCGGTAGAGCGTACTCATAACACTCTTCAAATAAAGAAACAAAGTTTTCCCTAACAGACTTAGCCTTTTCATACTTCTTAAGGTAGTCTGCAGCTACACCTGTCGGTGAGTATACTCCATCAAGAGTGTCTGTTTGTACAATCATTATTATGGAACTTTCTTTTGGAAAAAGCCAGCACCGCCACCAGAACCAGCAATTAATGACCGCGCACCAGTGCCTTTTTTAGCTTTGCCAGCAACCATCTCAAGTTGTTGTGCCTTACTTTCAGCACGCCTTCTTTGCTCTTCAGCCATTTGAGCTTCTCGCGCTGCTTTTTCCTCAGGTGTTTCTCCTGCGGGTGGTGGGGCTGATGGGGCTAATGGGCCTACACACATAATAAACTCCTATTGTTTATTATCCTTAAACATAAAAACAAAAACTGTTCAACTCACAATCTAGTCCATAGACTAGATTTTCTTCTGTTAGGCTTGGCCTGTCTAGAAAATACATCAAAGTCAACCTTTGCATTAAAAGCGGTTGCCTGTTTCTGCCCAGAGATAAGCTGCCTTCCCTCACCAGCACCAAGCATTAGATACTGCAATGCATCGTGAATATGAGAATACATATTTTTATCGGGCTTGTCATCATACCTTTCACCAGACACCTGTATGCGCCTGTACTGGTATCCACCTTGGAACCCTTTGATTAATGTCTGGCAACGTCTGTCAATCATAAATGCTGGCAAGCCATCAACCATTTTCATTAAAGATTGATTAACTGATTCAAGTCTTAGATCTACAGAGTTACTTGGCGCAGGGAAAGCGCGGAGGCCAGCACCCCTCAGGATCTGGAATGGAGTAGACTCATCGGTCTGCGCTCTAAAGTCGCCAGCCGGATCACCATAGATATGAACTTCTAGGTTGCCAAAGCGTGTTGCTATTTCTCTACGCAACTCTTCCGCAAACCTAACAATGCCCATATCGATAGCGACAATCTCTGATTGTATGAGCCATCTACCTCTAACCTTCTGTCCAAATACTGCTGCAGGGGTGAGGCCAAAGTCAATACCAACATATAACGGTACACCAATAGCAATAGGAATTTCTTCCTTTGCAACATGAGTTTCAGTAACAAACATAGGATAGACAGGCTTGCCTTCTTGGATTGAGCCAAGCTTGTTCATTACATACACATCTATCCAGCTTTTAGTTTTACCACGAATCAGATTCGGATAATAGCTCTCAAGCATGTTTCTTCTGTTTTCAGCATCATTGTTTGGCTTGTAATCCTTGATCTCCCCCTTCTCGTCATACTCCTCAAGCATACCCTGAGGTTGTACATAGAACGACCAGTTGTCTGGTTTGACCAGCATCTTGGCTTGCTCTTGAGGGATGTGATCTGGGATAGGTACTTCACCAGACATGATAGGCCACCAGTGATCTTCTTCCGGTGCGTTGGTATCTGCAATAACGCCAGACCAGCTAGGCCCACCTTCTCGCATAGAGGGGAAACGACCTACACGCATAGTACACGCATCAATGATTGACTTGGGTATTTCCCTAGCCTCGTTAATCCAAATGCCAGTAAGTTCAAGAGACAAAAGTTTCTTGACATCTTCCGGCCTATCAAGTGCCAAGAAGATAACCTCTAACTCTAGATCCCCCTTCTTAAGATTATGCGTGTAAGGTACTGACCAAGTAAACTTGCCCCACTCATTCTCAGGAAACCAGTCAAGCCAAGTCTTAATTGTAGTTGTTCTTAGCTGCGGGTTTGTGTTTCTGATGATTGCCCAGCGGCTGCGGCGCACTCCATCTTTATTTGGCTTCTGTTGTAAAGCCCTGCGGAATACTTCAACACAGCAAGCAACAGACTTGCCAGAGCCTACTGGCCCACGGATGCCACGAAAGAAGGTGTCGTCCTTCATAAAGTCTTTTAAGACTTGACCATCAGGTTTGTAATTAAAGCTGGTCAACTTTGTGTTCCTTGCCAAACTTAATCATGCGATCAACAGTCTCTGGCCCAATAGAAGCTATAACCTTGTCAGCTTCATAGTCAGTGCAGAACTCTTCTGGATGGTAGGCGAGGTGTACTTTTTTAACTACACGCCGAAGAACATCCCTCTCTTCTGGCTTTAGAATGTGTAAGAAACTCATCTGTACCTTGCTGTTTTTTTAGCAACATCTTTTGGTTGCTTGGCAACTTGCTTCCCTTTTCGTATCGCCGCCCTCTTTGCTCTGGTGGTGCGCCGATACTCTGAATCACTCAAGGCGGCTACTGCAGCGGAAGGGAGATAACGCTCACCAGTAGCCTTTGGCCCTTGAGTAGAAGGCTTACCAGATTTGGTGCGCCACTTCTGCTTAGTCCATGCCCTAAGAGACTTCTGTGAAGCTGCTAGTGCCATTAGCTAGTATAACCTCCACCAGCTTTTTTATACAGTAGCGCGAGCCTTTGAGCTTTTCTTGCTGACCACTGACCCGCTGCGCCGCCCTTTGCTTCGCGCTTTACTCTGTTGAACAGGCTCTTTCTCATCTTGGGTTTCGTGTAGTTCCCCGCCGCGTTCACCGCCATCTTCTATCTCCACTGGTATTAAACGCTTAGACTCCGGCGTATAAGTTGCGCCAGATAAAACTCTGCCATCAGGCATATTAATCGTTGGCCCCTCGTAAGGAGTGCCATCACGAAACTGATAAGCCATTATACTTTTCCTATTTAAAAAAGCCTAACTTATAAACAGCACCCTGCAAGTCCATGCCCTTATTGCGTTTCATTAAATTACGCGCCATTCTTAATTCTTCTTTAGACAGCAAATTAATAATTGGAATTTCATAAATCTCTGGGTCGCCCCTTCTAAGCCCGCTATCAACTTTAATAAGAGACTTATTTTTTTCTTTAGAAGCTGAAGCTTTCTGTTTATCAGCGACCTTCTTGATAGCTTTTGCTGGAGTTTTCATTGGTTAACCTTTCTTACGCTTTCTTTGCTTTGTTTCGTTTACTAATCAATGATCCTTTGCGTCTGGCATCAGCCTTACTGCTTGCTCCCCACGCCTTTAAGCTTAGAAGTAGTCTGGTTGGGCGACCCTTCGAGTCCTTCTCCGGCCCCCGCATATTCCCCATGCGTTGAAGGAATGACGCTCTGCGAGGATTGTCCCCTGACTTGACTGGAGCTTTGAGGGTTCCGCCTTTGTAAGATGCGCGTCCTGCAGCGTTGAGACCACCTTTGGGGTTCTTGCCTTCTTTGCGTTGCCATGCTGGTGTCTTAGCCATAACTACCCATTATCTCCATCACCGTAATCATTAGCAAGAAGACTAACAGGTTTGCGATTCATCCGGCGGCGGCGTTTGTTCTCCTCGATCTGCTCGGGAGTAAGTTCATACATACTCTTAATCTCCTCTTTCGAGGTATCCCTTGCAGATGAAATAGTAGAGGCATAGCTTGGGGCTGAAATACACATGTTAGCTTCCTATGTCATTCTCACGAATGGTAACAGTCACTGTACCGCTAGTAAAGTTGCCAGTCTTGACACCAACACGATAGTTGCAACTAACAGGATCAAAGCCAGCAGTCTCAATAGGTGCAGTAAAGTCATCTACGTCAGCCCAAGTAGAGCCAGCATCAAAACTGCGCTGAACAGTAACTGTGGCAACAAACGTGCCAGCAATGCTCAGATCAAAGTTACCCATCACATTGATCTTGTCACTGAACGTATTCTCTGCAGTGATGTCCTTGGTTACTATATCCATTTTACTTTTCCTTCTTAAAAAATTTTCAAGGTGGCGACAGGCGCAAGGACTAGAGGGAATAGATTGCAGCCATGTCGCCGTGTCTGGTCATCGAACCTTTTTGCCAATAATGTTTGTAACCCACCCCTTCGCAACCTCGCAACGCACTTTTTCGACCCCCCTGCCACTATGACAGATCGATCTTTACCGATATTTCCCCAGCATGTAGATGCATGTGCTTGTCGGGAGCCTTGAAGCCAGCTCTGTCCAAGATATCCTTGCTCGCTTCTAGCTGCACGTACTCACTCTTGGCTCCCTTGGCAAGCCCAACGAGCTTCGCTGCTGCCGTGGTAGCGTTCAGCCCTAACACCTCTCCCACTCTTGTCATCATATACGACTGCACATGTGGCAAGCGCAAAGCACGGCTGGCTGTGACTCTCCCGCTTTTCCCCTCCGAGTATCCTGCTTTGCGCGCAGCTTCAGTGATGCTACATCCTTCTGCTACAAGCGTATCCACCAAAGCCATCTGTTTCTCGGTCACCTTCAATATATCAGTCATGCTCCATCTCTCT